TTGGCGTACCGATACTGTCTACCTTGGGGGCGATGCGCGTAACTCTAGCGAGAAGGACCCAACCCTTCAGGCGCTAGGTATGGGCGGTCAGATTTACGGTGCCCGTGCTGACTTGATTATTCTTGACGACTGTATCACCACTGCTAACGCCCACGAATGGGAGAAGCAGATGGATTGGCTACAGAAAGAAGTTATTACCCGTCTAGGTAAGAACGGTAAGTTGCTAGTAGTAGGGACACGAATTGCGGCTAACGACCTTTATAAAGAACTGCGCAATCCTAAGCATTGGTCTGGTGGTCGCACCCCCTTTACTTATATGGGAATGCCTGCGGTACTTGAGTACAGAGAGAAACCTGAAGATTGGGTTACGCTCTGGAAAGAATCAGATGTACCATGGGATGGCGACACTGACACTCCTCAAGAGAACGGCTACTTCCCCAAGTGGGATGGTCAAGCCTTATTTAAGCGACGCTCGGAAGTTACACCCTCAACCTGGGCACTTGTATACCAACAGGAAGATATACAAGAAGACTCCATCTTCCCACCCATGCTGGTGCAAGGGTCAACTAACGGGATGCGGCGACGAGGTCCACTAAAGGCTGGCGCTACAGGACATCCACCACAAGTAGAACCACATACTGTAATTGGCTTTGACCCTGCTATGGCAGGCAATGCTGCATTTGTTGTGGCTACCTATAACCGTGCAGATGGACGTATCTATGTAGTTGATTGCATCAACATGTCTGAACCTACTCCACAAAAGATTCGGGCAACCATTGAAGAACTTACAACTAGATACAGACCACAGGAGTTTAGAGTTGAAATCAACGCGCACCAGAAAGCGTACTCACTCGATGACGACTTACGAAACTGGCTCGCTGCACACGGCGTACGACTTGATGCTCACTTTACAGGCAAGAACAAGTGGGACACATCCTTCGGCGTTGCGTCAATGTCTAACTTATTTGGCACAGTGCGTGAAGAGAAGTTCCAAAAGAACAACATTATAGAACTGCCTTCATCAGAAGGTAGTGAAGGTATTAAGGCTTTGACTCAGCAGTTGCTGACGTGGAAGCCTGAGACTAAGGGCAAGACGGATACCGTCATGGCTCTATGGTTTGCAGTCATTCGCATCCGCGAACTTATGCAGGCTGGTAGTAGGACTTCTATGTATGCCAACAATCGTTGGGCTACTAGAGCACAAATGGAAAACAGATACTCCCTTAACCTTGACGAAGCATTCGCTGAGCAATGGCAAGAGACTTACGGATAGGAAAACAAATGCCTTGGAGAAATGACGCTACACCACGTAACACAATGAAGCCTAATGCTACTAAAGTTGCAAACCTTGATGGTAAGGCTGGCGTATTACATGGAGTTCATATGGGTGGACATACAGATGTTGCAGCCATTGAAACAAAGTTTACAAGCATGGCTAAGCCAAAGAAGTAATTTAACTTTTAGTTAGGACAGTAATGTTATCAATTGACCAGATTGGCGCAAGAGTCCAGACTCTGCGCTACCGTGCGCATGGTCGTGACCAGCGCAACGGTGACGTACAGATGGTGCGCCAAGGAAAGATTAGTCAGGTATATCCTAACTTCTTTCCAGATGGCATTGACCAGAACGTAGTAGCAAACTTTATTGATATTGTTGCACGCGACCTTGCAGAAGTTATGGCACCACTGCCAGCAGTTAACTGCTCTGCGGTTAACCAGCAGAATGAAAAGGCTCGTACGTTTGCAGACAACCGTACTCGTATTGCTAACAACTATTTCTTTCACTCAGATTTACAAGTACAGATGTACAACGGCGCAGACATGTACATCACATATGGATTCCTCCCGTTCGTAATTGAACTGGATGAAGAAGCAAAGTTACCACGCATCCGCTTAGAAAACCCCGTAGGTGCTTACCCAGAGTTTGACCGCTATGGACGCTGTGTTGCTTTCGCTAAACGCTACTCAATGACACTAGGTGAACTAGTGGCTATGTTCCCAGAACAAGAGTATGCGTTGCTTGGTAAGTTGGGATACAAGCAAGACCTCAATGGCATGGTAGAGATGATTCGCTACTATGACAAAGACCAGTCTGTGCTTTACCTTCCATCACGTAATAACATGCTTCTATCACAAGCGGCTAACCCAATTGGTAAGATGAATGTTATTATTGCTCGTCGTCCATCAGTGGATGGCGAACTACGTGGACAGTTTGATGACGTACTTGGTATTCAGTTGCTTCGCAACCGATTTGCATTACTTGCAATGGAAGCAGCAGAGAAGTCAGTACAGGCTCCAATTGTCTTGCCACAAGATGTGCAAGAACTTCAACTCGGTGGAGATGCAGTCATTCGTACTGCTAACCCAGCAGGTGTACGCCGTGTTGAACTTACATTACCGCAGGGTGCATTTACTGAGCAGCAGTTGCTCAATGATGAACTTCGCGTAGGCGCTCGTTATCCTGAATCTCGTACAGGTAACATGAACGCAAGCGTTGTCACTGGACAGGGTGTACAAGCGCTCCTAGGTGCATTTGATACTCAAATCAAATCAGCACAAGCAATCTTTACTACAGCACTACGACAAGTTATTTCGTACTGTTTTGAAGTTGATGAAAAATTATTTGATGAAAAGAAAACAATCCGTGGCGTAGATGCTGGTTCACCTTACCAAGTTATCTATCAGCCTTCAAAGGATATCAAGCAAGACTATTCTTCAGATGTAAGATATGGAATGTTGGCTGGGCTTAACCCAGCACAGGGACTTATCTTTATGCTGCAGGCACTTGGTGGTGGACTCATCTCCAAGGACATGGCTATGCGAGAACTACCGTTCGGTGTCAACGTAACTCTTGAACAAGAGAAGATTGAAATTGAAAAGATGCGCGATGCGCTTGTAGGCTCTATGGCATCCATGGCACAAGCAATTCCACAGATGGCAACTCAGGGACAAGACCCTACCAAACTTATTAATCAAATGGCTGAAATCATTAACATGCGTAAGCAAGGTAAGACTATTGAGGCTGCTGTTCAGGAAGTGTTTAAACCAGAGAATCCTCCTGCTGGCGCTGCACAACAGTCTGAGCAACCTGTCCCCGCTGCTCCTGGAGCAGAACCAGCAGGAGGCGCTCAACCCGTTATGCCTCCACAAGCACCACAACGCCCAGAACTACAGACGCTTCTTAGCGGCATGACTGGAGCAGGTGCAACAAAAAGTTCAGTACGTCTAAGCCAACAACGTAGAATCTAAGGAGTAATCATGGCAACACCACGCAAACGTAAAACGCGTACTGTTGTTGATGAGGGATACTCTAAATTAGATGAGTATGCAATTTGGTTACATGAATACCATCGCTCATTACGCCGCGCTGGATTTAGTAATGATAATGCTTTATGGCTAGTAGCAACAAAAGAATCTTTCCCTGACTGGGTACAAGAGCCAACATTAAATGATATTAGAAATCACATTGAGGACGAGGAGGACGAGTAATGGCTGGTAATGAAAACAGCGGAGGCTATCGTCAGCCTATGAATCCTGCACCTGTATCTGCACCTGGTGCGCTTTCACAGCGCACAGATGGTGGTGCTATTGATGGCATGACACAGCCACAGCAGGCATACACAGGATTTGAATATGGTAAGAACCAAGAAATTCAACAGCAACAATCAGGTGCTGCAATGGCTGGTAATCCATTTCCAATGGCAGAGATTACGCCTTTGTCTGCACCAACACAACGTCCAGAAGAACCAGTAACTACTGGTATTAACTCTGGTCCTGGTGCTGGTACAGAAGCAATGCGCGGTATGCCTAACATGGGACCATCACTTATTGACACTATTAAACATTTAACACAGTTTGACCCATCAGGAGATGCAGAGTTAATTTACAGACAACTTACTGACCAAGGATACTAATGCCATATTTGAATCCTATTGTTGCTAAAGTTTCTCCTAACCTTTATTCTGCTGTCAAAGGTGCTGGTTTGTCATCTGCTGAATCTACACAGGTTGAACAGATGTCATACACAATTGACCAGCATCGCCAGTTAACTAAGTTAGACCCTGAAAAAGCACGTCAACGTTACGACTCACTTGACCCTAATATACAGGGACAACTTAAGTTTATGTTTAAGAATGCTGACTACCTTCAGCCACCTAAGACTGCTACAGATGCAGTAACTGGTGTACTTAAAACTGTTGGCACAGCAATTGCTAGTCCGCTTATTGGACTCTTTAAGGTTGCTGGTGCATACAATAAAATTATTAACGAACCTTACAAAGTGTTTCGTGAAGTGCAACAGGGTGCAAACTTATTTTCTACACATACATGGACTGATGCTTGGGACGGCAAGAACCTGTATGACAACAAGGCTCTTAAAGAAGCCACTGATGCATATGGTAAGTATGACGTAGTTGTAGCACAAGGTTTACTTGAAGGTAAAACTCCTGGTGAGATTATTCAGGGTTACGGTAAAGTAGATGAAGGTATGCTTAAGTCTCTTACAAGAGCACTTGACAAGCCAGAAGAGTTTAACTCTATTCTTCAAAACGTAAAGATGGCACAGATTTCTCCAGGTCGTGACTTGGTTCGTATACTTGACCGTGGACGCACTGCAAATGGTGGACCGCTGGGTGACCACGTAAACGGCTTTACTAAGTTTATGTCAGGTGCAGTTGACTTTGCTTACCAGTTAGCAATTGACCCACTTACATGGATGACTGGTGGATTGTCTGGCGGAGCCTCTAAGGGCGAGCGCCTTGCTAACAGTATTAAACAAGCAATGAACAATGGCGCAGATATGCGCGTTGCTATTGGTGATGCATTCAAAGACCCAAAGTTGTATAACCTATGGGAAAAACAACTTGGTCCTGTTCTTAAAGAATACTCACAGGCTGAAGAGAAGTCTTCAGTTATGTCAAAGATTGCTAGAGATTTTCCTGGGTACAATAACCCAGAGGCTATTAAATCTCTTACTGCCAAGTCAGTGCACCTGCCTGATGGTGTAGTTGATGCAGAGTCTGCTAAAAAGTATTTTGAGCAGGGGACAAATCTTCATTTGCTTTTATCAGGTCGTGTTGATGGTATCTCTTACATGCGTAATGGCGTAGCCATTGCACGTACTAGCCGTTTAATGAGTGATGGTTTTGTTCGTTTTCTTGACCGCACATTTAACGCAGTAGAATCTACAGGCGCTGAACGCGCCGCTGCTATTGCTCCTATCTATGAAGACTTGCTTAAGTCTGAAGACATGGTTCAAACACTTAAGAACGGCTTAAGCCCTGCTATCACAGATGCTAATGCTCAGATTAAAATGTGGAAAGACGGAAAGTTTAACCCTAAGTTTATTGGGCAGATGGCTTCACGTTCTCCTGCTGGTCTTGAAGTACGCACTGGTGAAGATGCCATTAAGACTGCTGGTAACTTTACTGCACGCGCTCGCCAGTTGCTTCCACGTGATATGGCTGAAGCCCTTACTTATAAGTTTGTAGATGCAACTGCTGATGAGCAGTTTCTTATTCTTCGTAACCTTGATGCTGCAACTATGTACTCAATGGGTCTTGGTGGTTCTGAACGTGGTGAAGATTTAATTAGAGTTATTCTTGAAGAAAAGTATGGCGATAAAGCAGGCTTTGCAACTAAAGTTGAACTTGCTGTAAACCCAGAACATGCTAAAGATATGCCAGCAGGTTTAATTAAAGATACTGAAACAGGTATTATTGCGGACTCAGAAGGTCCAATTCACTCTTATCAGGCTACACGTGCTGTAGGTTCATTGCCATATACTCGCATTGGCGAGATGGTATGGGATATTAAGTCTAAGAAGAATGCTATTGGCATGGTTGGCGGTGCTACACAGGGAGCATTTGCTAAACAAGTAGTTAATGCTTGGTCTATGCTTACGCTTCTACCACGTTTAGGTATTCGTTCTTCAATTGATGAAGCAACAATGTACGTTCTTACTGCTCCAGCAAGAGACGTAATGGCATTTGTTACACGTCAAGGTAATAAATTTGGCAATATGTCTAGAGCCTTTACAGGTTCTATAGAATCTACTGGTCCAGTTAAACAAGTTGTTCAAAAGTTATTCCAGATTGGTAATAAAGAACGCACAGAAGTTTCCTTTGGTGGTAAACGTATTGTTATTTCACCTGAAGATGCACTTAGTTTAGTCAAGCGTGAAGAATTATTGCAAGATAAAGCAAAAGAACTAGGAACAGACGTTGGTTTGCTATCTAGTTTGCAAAAACGTGAAGCAGTTGCTGACCATATTCAAAAACTTTACGGTGGATACGTCAATGAAAAAGATGCAGTCTTACTTATGCAGGCTTGGAAGCACAGCCCAGATGCATTGAACTCAATGGCTGCTTCTCTTGTTGCTCACTCTGCCATATCAGGTAAGTGGGGCGAAGAAGTTGCTGCCTCAATGATTGACCCATCTATGCTTGACCGTGCACTTGAGTCTATTGGTGTCAAGATGCGTAACGGTAAACGTATTATTAGTACAGATAGTCTTACTAATCAAGAAATTGCTCTTGCTCAATACGAAAAACTATACAAACAGTTTGTTGGTAATAAGTTTAAAGTTGATGGAGAAACTATCCTTAACCCAGCAGAAATATTTTTTAAGTATGGTGGGCTACGCCCAGGTGAGAAGATGCTAGACGGCACAACTTCTACTATGCGTGGTGCTATTAACTATGGTATGGAAAAAATTGGGTTTAAAAAGAACTCTGCTACTGGTATGTGGGTAATTGACAACCCAATTACCGTTAATAGATTTTTAGAACAATCATCATTTAATGCTCGCAAGGTACAGCAAGGCGCTATTAGGGCTGACATTGCTGAACAGCAAATTGCTCGTCAATTAGTTGACATGTATGAAACATTCCACGGCGATTCTAACAAGTTCAATGAAACATTGTTTAATCTTGTTGAGTCTAATATGAGCAAACTACGTAGGTCATCTGATTACCAGAACTTCTATCCTACTTACAATCAGGCTATTGCTATGATTCCATTAGACGTATTTACTGATGCATCCTCTGGTTACCGTATTGCTGGTAAGATTAATACTGAAATTGCATTTGGTGACTTTGATGCTGAGAATGTAATTGCACGCTTTGGTCAAGACGCAATGAACATGATGGACCGCCAGGTTACTGGTATCTTCCGTCAACCAGCAGTCATGATTACCTATGTTAAGTTGCGTAAAGAATATGCAGGCTTTGAACGTGAGTTTGCAAACAACTTATATATGGAACGTGCTGGTAAATGGGAACTTCCAACTGCTCGCTTTAGCAATGAGAAGGTTATGGCAGAGTGTAAGGCAGTTGCTGAGAAACGATTTACTGAATTGGCTACCCGTGAGGCTGCAGATACAGTACTTAAGTTTGCAGATAACCCATCTATTCGCTCTAACTTTGCATTTAGCGGACGTACTGTAGGTCGTTACTACCGTGCAACAGAAGATTTTTACCGTCGTATTTATCGCATGAAAGAAGTAACACCACGTGCGCTATACCGTATTCGACTAGCCCACGTAGGGCTAGATGCTAGCGGTATGTTCCATAAAGACCAGAACGGTGAACCATATTTGGTTATGCCTATGGATAATGTTTTATTCCGTGCAACTGATAGTGCAATGCGTACCATTACTGGTAAGGGTGGATACGGTCAACCGTTATTTAATGATTTTACTCTTAAGTTGCGTATGATGAACCCATCATTCCAGCAGGATGCTGGACTTCCTACACTTTCTGGTCCTATTGCTGGGCTTAGCGTAGTAGCATTTAAGGATATTCTAGGTACAGTTCCTGGCAATATACCATTCATTGGCAAGTATATAGGTGGTCCTTCTAAACAACTAGCAGAAGGTATTGATACCTTTGCACTAGGAAACGTTGGCGATAACGTAGACGTTGTTAAGGCTACAGTGCCTGCATCACTACAACGTTTGTGGGCAATTATTGACCCAACAGAAAAGTCTCGTCAAGAGGCTACTGCTGCACAACAGGCTATTGCTTATAACGCATCACAGGGTATACACCTTAACCCTAATGCTACTGACCAAGAGAAGTCTGACTATCTCAAGAACATTCGCATTACTGCGCACAATGTTATTGCACTCCGCAATTTTCTAGGGCTTATATCCCCTGTAACTCCTACTACTATGGAGTCTAAGGGTGTACCTAACTACGTTAAAGATACTGGTATTACTAGTATGCGTAGTGAGTTCTTTGACATTCTTAATGGTATTACCGCTAAAAACAATGGGGATATTCAAGACCCATATGAGTTAGCACTAGCAACTTATACAGGCAAGCACCCAGGTAAACTTATCTACACTGTATCCCGTGAGGATAAACAGACTAGAGTTCTTATTAAGAACACAGATGCACTTAAGGGTTGGGCATTAGGTAATGAAAAACTTATCAATACCTATGGTGAAGCAGCCTATATCTTTGCGCCGCAGGCAGGTAAGTTTAATGCTGCTACATATAACTTTATTCAAGCAGCAGGACTAGTTAAGAGTAAGAGCCTTGAAAGTTACTATAACGACTTAATGGTTGCACAGGATAAGCAATCATACTATGACATTGCACGTATTGAAAAAGAACAACTCAATACAGTATCTGACCAGATGGCTAGAGCCAACATTATCAATGAGGCTACTTCTGCTAGAGCATCTCTTGTGGCTGCCAACCCATTGTTAAAACCAGCCCTTATTGGGCAGGGTAATAACATTGGCAAAGAAGGCATAATGCTTAACAGTGTTGAGCAAATTATCAATGACCCTAGTACACCAGTTGCACCAGAAACACGCAAGCGTATGGCTATTGCAGTTAAATTGATACGCGACTTTGTATCAATGTCAACAGACCCAGCACTAAAGAACCTTAGTGATGGTGGCGTAAGTATTAAAGCAGAGCGTAGACAACAGATTGAGGCAGCATTGAAAGACTTATCACTTGGTGACTTATATGTTACTGAGGCAAATCGTGCCATCTTTAAGTCAATGCTTTCATTTTATTCACGTGATTCCTACTATACATTTAAGGCGATTAAATAATGGCTGATAAGTTTAATGTTGATACCTTAATTGCCGATGCTAAAGCAGCACGTGCAAAAGCAATTGCTGACGCTGATGCTGCAGCAAAGGCTGCTGCTCTTGCTAAGAAAAACAAAGATACTATTAACAAGGCTCGCCTTCAGGCTGAGCCACAGATAAACTATGCTAAGTCTCTTGAAAGCGAAATGCTTACACTTGAGGGTACGCTACGTGCATATGCTACACGCGTATCACGCGGTGATGTACCAACAAGCACAGAGCAGGCTGAGTTTGATAGAACAGTTGCTCAATATAAATCTCTTTCAGATACCTATACAAAAACTAATGATAGTGTAGTAAAGATTTTTAATGCAGCACCTGGTGCTGATGTGGCTACTCTTACTGGTAATAAAGACCTTGGTGCTAAAACGGTGGACGCCTCAGGCAAGGTTGTAGATAAAGCAGCACCAGGAATTAACTGGTCTGAATATGCAATAGATGCAACAGGTCGTGTTACCCACGGTAATGTTGCTCCTGTATTTGTATCTACTTCAGATGGCAAAGGCAATGTACAGCCAGTTGAATATAAGAGCATGTCTGAGGCACGCGCTGCTTTTCTTAAGAACTACTCAACACCACAAGCATTAGCATCACTTCAAAATACACTTGTTAATAAACATTACATTAAATCAAGTCAAATAGCAGATGGTACTTGGGTTGGTGGTCTTGACACATTACTTACAAAGTACACAACCAAACTTGTATCTGATGCTCTTTACTCACCAGGAACTAAGTCTGTTGATACAAACCAATACCTAGCATCTACCTCTTCACTCGGTGGAGCAGGTACACCTACACAGTACAAAACAATTACCACACGTGGTGATGCTAAGAAAGAACTTGACAACTATTTGACCGACCTTATTGGTCGTCCATCTACACCACAAGACGAAGAAGCCTACTACACACAGTTGCATGCATTAGAGCAAAAGGCTATACGTACAGTATCTAGTGGTACTACTACTGGTAGTGAACTTGGTACAAATGACCATGTACTTCTTGCTGCCAACGTAGCAAAGAAGTCTTTGGCTGGTACAGATGTAGAGAAGTTGCTTACTTCTGGTAGCCGTGCGGCTACAGATATTGCTACCTTGCAGCAGTATGCTGCTTCATATGGCGTAGAGATGTCATCTGCTGATGCACTTAAGTATGTAGCCAGTGGCTTAGGACAGCAAGATTATCTTAAAAAGCAAGAAGAGCGTATTCGTCAAACCGCTATTACCTTGCACCCACAACTTAAAGACCACTTCCAAGCAGGTGGAACATACAAAGATATTGCTGACCAGTACAAGTATACCAAACAAAATAAACTTGGTGTTGTTGTAACTGATTCACTTAAAGATAAAGATATTTCAGATGCAATTGCTAGTGGTAAATCTATTACAGATTTTAACCGTGCATTGCAGTCTCACCCTGACTTTGGTAAAAGTCCAGAAGCACATCAAACAGTTGCAGACTTTATTAGTAATATAGCGCAGACATGGGGGCTTGGTTAATGGCTGGTCCAGAAGACTACTCAGTAACAGCCGCTCAGGTTGCTGCTGCAAATAAAAAGAAAGCCGCTGCTGCGGCTGCACCCACATCTGGTGTAGTACCAAACTTTAAGCCAACAGTTAAAATGCCAGAACCTGCTACCCTTCCAGGAGATGCAGGATTTGTAGGTCCAGTACCTGTTGTCCCACAGACACCTGACTATGGTCCAATTCCTTATGGTACTCCTGTACCTGGATTTACACCAGAAGTTCAGTACCCAACACAAACAGCAAAGCCAGGTAGTACTAACTTTACAGGTCCTGTATTTGTTCCACAAGTTACTAATCCAGTGTCATCTGGACCTGATTACACAGATGCATTTGCTATCTTGTCTGAACAGTTGCGTCAATGGGGATTAGGCACATTAGCCGATTCTTTTATTAGTCTTGCAAAATCAGGCATGACACCCAATGAAGCATTAAACAAAATTAAGTTTGACAAGACTACCAACCCTGCAACTGGTAAGGCTTGGAATGCAGACTACACACTTCGTTTTGCTGGCAATCAGGCTCGCATTGATAAAGGTTTAAATGCTTTAACTGAAGGTCAGTACATTGCAAATGAAAACTCATATGCTGAAACTCTTAGAGCATATGGATTAAACAATATGCTTAGCACAGACCGTGCTGCTAATGAAGCAAAGTTTGCTACATATATTGGTAGCGATTTATCGCCCTTGGAGTTCAAAGACCGTATTGATTTGGCTTCTACCCGTGTGCTTAATATGGACCCAGCAATTCAAAAGAACTTTATGGAGTACTACCCAGAGGTTAGCAAGTCAGACCTTATTAGTTACTTCCTTGCACCAGATGAAACTCTGCCATTGCTTAAAACAAAGGTAACAGCATCTGAGATTGGTTCTGTTGCTGCTTCGCAAGGACTTGGTATTAACAAAAATCGTGCAGAAGAATTTGCCAAAATGGGTGAAACATATGGTCAAGCACAAATAGATTATATGAAGGTTGCTGATGTGTTACCTACTGGACAAAAGTTAAGCAGCATCTATGGTGAAGAAGGCATTGCCTATAACCAAGCAACTGCTGAAGATGAGTTTATTAAGAACGATGCAGCGGCTAAGTTAAAACGTAACCGCTTGGCATCAAAAGAACGAGCAATGTTTGGTGGAGACTCTGGCTTAAGCAGTCAGTTCTCTAGCCTTGGCAAATCAATACAAGGCAAGTACTAACTAATATCCCGACACGGACCCACCAGCCCCGTGCGGCGTAAAGACTGGGAGTAGAAGCCAGCCTAGGTTCCCCAACCTAGAACTGTGGTCTGCGATTCAACTAATGAAATATGGGAGGACGGTTGCTATGAGCAACAACTACTGGGACGAAGAAGATGACGAGGATACAACTCCTACACAGCCGATGAATGATAGCGATGTCATGAAGCAATTGCGTAAAGCAAAGCGGTCTGATGAGAAGCGTATCAAAGAACTAACAGAGCAACTGGAGACGTTCAGCAAAGCACAACGTGAGTCAGTCATCAAGAAAGTTCTAGAAAATAATGGCGTAAGCGTAAAGGCTGCACGTCTAATCGCAAGAGAACTAGATGGAGATGTTACAGAAGAGTCAGTCGTTGACTACTTAACTGAAAACGCCGAGGTCTTTGGATTAGAAGTTCAGTATAACGACGCGCCTGAGCAGACAGTTGACCGTGCGGCACTACGCCAGCAGGACATTGTCACGCAGCAGGCGATGACGCCTGACCGTGCGGCTGATACATTGTTAAAACTTAATAACGCTGCTTCGGCAGAAGAAATTATTTCAATGATTCAGTCGGGCGATTTTAACTAACTCAACCGAAATCTAACATCCTCATAAGGAGGTGCAATAAATGGCTAATGCATATACAACCACAGGTTCCGCTTCTCTAGGCGGTACAGTTGGTGGTGCTGGTCTCGTACAGAAGGCGTATGACCGCCTCATCGAGTTCGCACTACGTGCTCAACCACTCATTCGCTCAGTAGCCGATAAGACTCCTGCGCGTCAAAGCATCCCTGGTTCATCTGTTGTCTTGCAGCGTTATGTAGACCTTACAAAGCAGATTACTACTCTTACAGAGCAGACTGACCCAGATGCTGTAGCACTTGCTACACCAACATACACAACCATTACTCTTGCTGAGTATGGTAACGCAGTACTCGTTACACGTGCATTGGAACTCTTCAGCCTTGCTGACGTAGACCCTGCAGTTGCTAACATCATTGCGTTCAACATGGCAGATTCTATTGATGACGTTGCTCAGAACGTACTACGCGTTGGAGACAACGTTCTTTACGGTGGAACACGTACATCTACAGCAACACTTACATCATCAGACACATTCACTTCAGCACTTGCTCGTAAGACAACTGCTAAGTTGCGTGCTAACAAGGCTATCCCACGTAAGGGTTCACTTTACTGGGCTGGTATCCACCCTGAAGTATCACACGACCTTCGTGCTGAGACTGGTGTAGGTTCATGGCGTCAGCCACACGAATACCAGGCTAATGATGCAATCTGGGCTGGCGAAATTGGTACATACGAAGGTGCATTCTATGTTGAATCACCACGTATCTACAACGACCTAAAGGGTGCTGGTAAGACAACATCTACAACAACAACAACTGCTTCAGGTAACGTAGGAGCAACATCATTGTCTCTTACTTCTACATCAGGCATTGTTATTGGTGACCTTGTTGCTGGTACTAACGTACCAACAGGTGCAAACGTAACAGCAATTGGAACTGGAACAGTAACAATTGATATTGCTATCACCACACAGGTTACATCAGGTGCATCTATCACTTTCACACACGAAACAAATGTATTCAACACCTACTTTGCTGGACAGCAAGCACTTGCTGAAGCAGTGGCTGAAGAACCACACGTTGTTATCGGACCAGTTGTTGACAAGTTGATGCGTCACCGTCCACTCGGATGGTACGGCGTACTTGGTCACGCTATTTACCGTCAAGAAGCACTCTACCGTGTAGAGACATCTTCTTCAATCAACTACTAATAGTTAATTGACGGTGGTGCAGGGGTAGCAATATCCCTGCACTACAGTAAGTCAACTAAGGAGACTAATGACTAAGTACTACTTAACTCCTCCTACTGAGGAGTACGGTCCAGCAGGCGGTGGACGTTTGTTTATCCGTTATCGTTTGGAACGCGGCATCAGTCTTATGCGTAATAACGGTGTTTGGACTACAACTACATTCCCAACTGAGGATGTAATAAAAGCAGCAGAGTTGTTTTATCTTGGTGGACATGAATATGAAATCAGTCAAGGTACTTACACAGAGTTAACCAATGCAGGATACGGGGCAAACGTAAGGGCGGTTTAATGGAGCACCAACATATTAGTAAGGTGCTTGAATGGGGATTTAGCGCAGACCATAACTTCATAGCCAGTAAGTATGGCTGCGTATTATGTAATGCATCATCAGATAAACCATTTGAGTATGAAGATATTGAGATTGACCACACTGCGTGTGATGATGATTGTTTTGGTTGCAAAGCCAAAGGATTACAACTAGCAACTGGTGATGCCGCAGGCAACATTGTGGCTAGTGGTACAACACAGAAGAAGTGGGACAAAGAACTTCAACTTTACAGAGATGCAAAGTCACAGGGAGTTCAGCCAGCGGGTACATCTACCAAGGCAATCAGAAGTGCTCTTGAAGCAAGTGAGACTCTTAACAAGCCTTACAACGCTAGCAAGATGCCAGCAACAGAACACATCACTAAACAAACAATCGAAGTAATGAAAGAAGTGGGAGCAATATAATGGCAGCAATGTTACCTATGTCCAAGAAGGCGGACATGAAGCAAGATGCAAAGATGATGAAGGGCATGAAGCCAGCGCAGAAGTCTGCGTTTAAGAAGGCTGATAAGGCAATGGATGCTAAAAAGCCATCTGCTAAGTCTGATGCTCGCATGGATAAGTCCCTTCGTAACAAGGTTATGAAAATGAAGAAGGGCAAATAATTATGTGCGTTGAATGTGGCTGCACAGATGCCAATGGCAATCAAATGAGAACAGTAATTACGGCAGGCGTACGCGTTGCCGAAGGTCAGAGCGCAGATATTATCAAGGGCTTTGACGTACCACCACCACCATCAGAAAGAAACAAGGTAATGTAAATGGCTAACGAATACATGACATCAAATGACACCGCTGCTGGATTAGTTATTCCAGCAAAGGTACGCAAGGCAGCAACAGATGTATCATCTGTTAACAAGGCAGACTTTATGGGCGGAGTTGCACCTGCAACTGCTAACGTGGTTCCACCACGCTCAGCACAGGGTTCAACTGCAAATGGTCCATCACAACTAATCCAGGGTATCTACACCCAGCCAACTGGCGGCGGACGTAAGATTTAATTATGCCGCATCGTCTACCTACAGCGGGAATCCCAACACCAGCCGTACGTAAGTCATCAGGTGCACAACCTGCTGCTACACCAAAGGCTACACCACTACCACCACAGGGCGCTAAGCGTCCAATGGTTGGCAATGACAAGGCTTTTGCTAAGAAGTATGGCAACAAATCTTGGAACAACGGATACACAAACTAATGACAGAGCATATGGGTTTTAAGAAAGCACAAAAATCAATTGCTAAAAAGTCAGGTGTATCAATGAAGTCTGCTGGAGCAATCCTTGCATCATCTACACGCAAAGCAAGCCTAGCAGCAAAGAAAGCAAATCCAAATCTTAAGAAGGTTAAAGGTAAGTAAATGTTAGACCCTAGACTAAAGCGGGCAGGAGTATCAGGTTTTAATAAGCCTAAGCGTACACCAAGCCATCCAACTAAATCACACGTTGTTGTTGCTAAAGAAGGTAGCGCGGTCAAGACTATCCGTTTTGGTCAACAGGGAGTAACAGGGGACCACAAGCCTACTGCACGTCAGGCTTCATTCAAAGCCCGTCATGCTAAAAACATTGCTAAAGGCAAGATGTCTGCTGCTTACTGGGCGGATAAAGTCAAGTGGTAGTACATAAGAAAGTTTGGGAAACACCTAACCCAAAGAAGAAGTCAACACCATTAACACCTGCTGCTAAAGCATCAGCCAAGGCTGCTGCTAAAAAGGCTGGCAGAAAGTATCCCAATCTTGTAGACAATATGAGAGCCGCACAAAAGAAAGGCAAGTAATGAAACCAACAACAGATGGTGGTAGTACTCGTACCAGTGGTCTTAGTGGTAAAGAAAACGCTAAGCCATCATTTAGTTCTAAGTTAAAAAAACTTGCAGTTGCTGTTCCTGGAATTGTAGGGTCATCTATTGTTGAAGGCATTGGTGGACCAAAGGCTAGAGGTGTTAAGGTTGCAGCAGAAGGTGCAGAAAAAATTGCTCCTGCTGTAGTAAACTTTGCAAAGCGCACTGGCGCTCGCATTATTGCTGACCGCAAAGGCGCACAGATTGTAGCGGAGAAGGTTACCGCTGAAAACAAAGTTTCCAGAGTTGCTGCTCGTCGTGTAGCAGAAGAATCAGCGGGACCAAAGGCTCGCCGTGAAGGTGGAAACAAAGCATTACGTGGTAGTGCGCCTAAACCAGATGTTCGCGTAACAACTAAGACTGGTACTCCAGCAAAAGATACAGTTACTAGACCAGTTAAAAAAACACTTAACAAACGTAGTGCTGTTACTGTTACAAGAACAACACCTAAAAAATCATTTGATGTTGTATCAGATAGATTAAAAGCACAACGTGATAGGCTTAGAGAAGCGCTTACTGTTAAAGTAAATCCTGCTCGTCCTAAAATTAAATCTAAACGTGGTGGCTTAGAACTTAAAGTTAATGAAGCAGATGTTATTGATAAAGATGCTCGTCTATTAAAGTCAATTGATGCACGTGTTGAACAAGGCGTAGAAAAAGCATCAAGCAAATCTAAATCATATGAACGTGACCCTGAGCAAAACACAGCAGACCGTAGTGTTGATGAAGCATTAAATCCTAAATCACGCCTTAAGGCTACAGTTAAACCAGGCAAACCTACTAAAACAACTGTGCTTCTTCGTACTGTTGGCAGTAAGCCAGGTTCTAAAACTGCTGCACTCAAGGGTGCTATCCGCAATCAACGCAAAGTATTGCGTCAACGTGAAATTACAGAAGCAGCCAAGCGCGCAGAAAAGGCAGGTCAATAATGGCAATATATGGTCGCGCAGGTTCAACACTTACTGATGAACTAAATCGCCTTGCTAATGGCGGTGGGTCTTACCCAGCCAAGACTGCATACCTTGCAGACCAAGGTGCTGCTAGTGCATGGGCTGGTGTATCCCCAGCCATGGCAGTACAGGGTGCACTTAATAAAAAGTACGGCATAACAGACCCTAAGTTATATCTAGGTATTAATGGAGTTTGCAATGCACTTGCAGGTACAACAGGATTAGATGCGGTTACCGCACTACGACAGGTGGCTTCCTAATGACAACACTTAATTCGCTAGTAGATGATGTACAACTTGACTTGTCTGGTTTTACTTACCGTCAAGACCGTGTTACTTATCTTCTTACTGCTGCTACTAGTTCTGACCTAGTACTTAACGTAGCATCTACCGATAACATTGGTAAGAGCATTATTGAAATTGATGATGAAATGATGTGGGTGGATTCCTATGACCGTCAAGCAAACACTGTTACTATTGCTCCTTTTGGGCGCGGATACAATGGCACTACTGCTACTTCTCATGCTGCTAACGCAAAGGTAGTTATTACTCCTACCTATCCACGTGCTGCAGTTAAGCGTGCAATCAACGATACAGTCAATGCGGTATACCCAAAGGTATTTGCTACTGGCTCAACAGCCGTATCATTCCTTGCTAGCCGTACCACATACTCAGTACCTGCAGATGCTATTCAGATTCTATCTATGGCATGGCAGTCAGTTGGACCAACTAAAGAATGGCTACCTATTCGCCAATGGCGTTGGGACCCTATTGCTTATGCACCTGCATTTTCTACTGGTCGCACAGTATCTATTTATGATAACGTCCTTCCTGGACGTACCATTAACATTGTGTATGCACACCTGCCTACTAACATGACTAACAATACAGATGATTTTGAAACAACTACAGGTTTACCTACATCTATGAAAGACGTAATTGTTTACGGTGCAGCATGGCGTCTGTCATCTTATGTAGACCCTGCACGTATTTCTATCACTGCTCCTGGTGCAGACGAACTGGACACTAAACGTCCATACGGCACAGGAACAAACGTAACAAAGCAACTGCAAGCACTCTATACAAATCGTCTTGAAGAAGAATCGCTTAAGCAGAAGATTCAATACCCAACCCGCGTCCACTACAGCCGATAGGTACATAGATGACAACTCGTAAATACTCCTCACGTTCCCAGCAAACAACCTTGACATCAGCGGTAACTTCTGGTGCAACTATTATTCCAGTTGCTAATGCAACTACATTGCTTGGTGGTGCAACTGTTAGCACTGGTCAAACCTTTACGGTTGTTATTGACCCAGATACAGCCCTTGAAGAAATTGTAGATATTACGGTTGTTAGTGGTAACAATCTAACAGTAACCCGTGACGTTGACATGGCTGGTGCTGCAGCACAAGACCATTCTGCTGGTGCAGTAATTCGACATATGATTATTGGTCGTGACCTTCGTGAATCTAACCTTCACATTGAGGCTACTACTGCTTACAACGATGGAACTAGTGTTCATACGCTTCACGGTATTGCATCAGGTGAAGGTGACATTGTTGCTACTGATAAAGCGCAAACATTAACTCTTAAAACTCTGACTACTCCTACAGTTAACAACGCCACTTTGAGTGGCACCGTTACTAGTACTGCTACAATAACAGGTGGTATAGTCAATCCTACCACATTGCAACAAGGCGGAACATCAGTTGTTTTAACTGGAGCAACAAGTTCTATTACTAGTGCTATGATTACAGATGGTACTATAGTTAATGGAGATATATCCGCATCTGCAGCCATTGCTTATAGTAAATTGGCTTTGACTGGTACTATTACATCATCTGATATTGCCAACGATACAATTGTAGATGGTGACATTAACACCGCTGCAGCAATTGCTTGGACAAAAATTGCTCCATCGTCAACAGTGTCTGCTACAGAACTTGGATACCTTGATGGAGTTACTTCCGCTATCCAGACTCAAATTGATTCTAAATTGGCTACAGCCACAGCATCAAGCACATATGCACCTTTGGCTAGCCCAGCCCTTACTGGTACACCTACTGCTCCAACTGCTACTGCTGGTACTAGTACTACTCAAGTTGCAACTACAGCATATGTTGGTACAGCAATTTCTAACCTTGTTAATGGCGCACCCACAACACTTGATACTCTTGCTGAGATTGCAACTGCTCTTAATAACACAGCAAATTTCTCAGATACTGTAGTCCTTAAAACTGGTTCAACAATGAGCGGTGCTCTTGCAATGGGCACTAACAAGATTACTGGTATGGGAACCCCTACAGCATCTACAGATGCAGCCACTAAGGGCTATGTAGACGGTGTAACAATTGCTCCTAGCAACCTTACTGGTCCTATCACATCTGTTGGCTCAGCAACCACTATAGCCTCTCAGACAGGTACTGGAACTAAGTTTGTAGTAGATACAAGCCCAACCCTTGTTACCCCTGTGCTTGGTGTGGCTACTGCTACATCTATCAATGGAACATCTATTCCGTCAACTAAAACTTTAGTAGTAACAACAGATAAGTTATCTACTCTTGCTGCTACAACATCTGCAGAACTTGCTGGCGTAATCTCTGATGAGACTGGCTCAGGTTCATTAGTCTTTGCTACTAGCCCTACGCTGGTGACACCTAACCTTGGCACACCGTCTGCTATTAACTTAACTAACGCTACTGCTGTGCCAAGTGATGCAACTAAGGCTCCACTAGCCTCACCTACATTTACAGGTACAGTCACAATCCCAACAGGTGCAGTTATTACAGCACCTAAGATTGGTTGTACATACACAGCCAAAACCGCTGCATACACATTTGCATCTGGTGATGAAGGCAATATGTTCTCAATGAATAACGCTGCAAGCGTACAGTTCAACATCCCTACTGATGCTACATTTAACTTTGCAATTGGTACAGAGTTTACAGTCTTCTGGATTACTGGTGCTGGTCAACCAACCATTGGTGCAGTAACTCCTGGAACTACAACCGTTATTTCGACTGGTGCTACCAGCGCAACTCCTAAGTTGCGTGTAGCCAACTCTGGTGCAACCTGTAAGAAAATTGCAGCCAACTCTTGGATTATTTTTGGAGACCTTGCTTAATGACAAACTTAGGAATTATGGCTTCACAGATAAGTGGGCATCTCTATGATGGACCTTTTGGTGCTTATGATTCTTTGGCTGCTGTAACGCTATCTTCTGCAACATCAACAATTACTTTTGCTGGTATTCCTAGTGGATATAAACATTTACAGATTCGTGGTTTTACATTAACACCAACTGCAATTAACGCAATTCGAGTTCGTTATAATGGAGATTCTGGTGCAAATTATACCCGCCATTTGCTAGAAGGTGGAGGAACTTCTGCTTATGCAGAACAAGCAACAGGAATTACTGGCAATAATATTGCCTATACTGGTGGAACCGCAAACCCAGGGGTATTCGTTATGGATATTTTAGATTATGCAAGTACTAATAAATACAAAACTGTACGTTCAGCATTTGGCATTGACCAAAATGGTTCTGGTTATTCAAGTTTAACATCAGGGTTATGGCTTAATACCAGTGCAATTACATCTATTGAATTTACAAATACAGGAAGCACTAATTTTAATACTTATACTTCTTTTGCACTATACGGGGTGAAATAATATGGCTACTAATACTTATGTTGCGCTAGATAAAGTCACAGTCGGAACCGCTACACCGTCAATTACTTTTAGTAGTATTCCTGCTACTTATACTGATTTAATTATTGTTGCTAATTTTAATACGGCTACTGGAAATCAATCTACAAATATAACTTTTAATGGTGATACGGGTTCTGATTATTCTTGGACTTATCTTTTAGGTAATGGAACTGCTGCGTCTAGCAGTAGAGGTTCTTCAGATAATCGTATTTACAATGGTTCTTCTGCAACCGCAACAAGCGGAAATACCACAAATTCAATTATACAAGTTCAAAATTATGCAAATACAACAACATATAAAACTATAATTTCACGCTCAAATGCCGCAGATTATTTTGCACAAGCAACAGTAGGATTATGGCGTGGCTCAACTGGTTCAGCCACCCAAGCAATTACTTCTATTACTTTAACTTGTCCATCTTATAATTATATTGCAGGCTCCACATTTTCGTTGTATGGCATCACGGCACAGACAGTACCTGGAACAGCCAAGGCAACTGGTGGAACTATTAGTTACGATGCTTTTGGTTATGTTTACCATACCTTTACATCAACGGGAACATTTACTCCATCTGTCCCAGTAACTTGTGACTATCTAATAGTTGCAGGTGGCGGTGGCGGTGGAGCAGGTCTAGCACAAAACTATGCTGGCACAGGTGGTGGTGCGGGTGGACTTAGAGCATTCACAAATCAAACTATTTCTTCTGCTCTTACAGCAACTGTGGGCGCAGGTGGTTCTGCAATGACTTCTTCTGGAAGCGCAGGAACTGCTGGGGTAAATTCAAGTTTTAATTCTACAAGCGTTACTGGTGGCGGATATACCAGTGGATTCAATGCTGGCGCATCAGGTGGTTCAGGTTCTGGTGGTGGAGCAGGCTCTGCAGGCGGTGCTGGTAATGCTGGCTCTTACTCACCAGTTGAAGGTTACGCGGGTAGTGCAGGATTCTTAGGTGGTGCTAACAGAGTTGCAGGCGGTGGTGGTGGTGGCGCTGGAGGCGCAGCCACAGATGGAACAGACACTACTGGTGGTAATGGTGGTGCTGGTGCAAGCACATATAACTCTATTGACTTTAGCGGTTGGTTATCTACTACAAGTTCTGGCGTAAGCGGCAAGATTGCTGGCGGTGGTGGTGGTGGTCTGCGAAGCGGAGCAACAGGTGGAACAGCATCTGCTGGTGGTGGAGCAGGCTCAACTGCTGCATCAGGAACAGTGTCAACTGCAGGTAACAACGCAACTGCCAACACAGGCGGAGGCGGAGGCGGTGGTGGTCCAGCAACTTCAGGAACAGACAACAAGGCTGGCGGTAATGGTGGTTCAGGTATTGTTATCATTAGATATCAGGGGTAATTAAATGGCACAGAATTATGTACTCTTAGAACGCATCGAACTTAACGCATCAGCGGCATCTGTCACATTCAGCAACATTCCACAATCGGGCTATACCGATTTGAAGGTTGTTGCATCGGCAAGATTCACAAATGCCTCAACATCTACAGGTTTGGCTGTTAGATTTAACGGTGTAGGTACTAATCAATCTGCACGATTTATTCAAGGCAACGGAGCATCGGCATCATCATTTACCGACACAACAATTTATGGTGATACAGATGCGGCAAATGCCACAGCAAATACATTTAGCAATTTTGAACTATATGTTCCAAATTACACATCTTCTAACAACAAATCTGTTTCGATAGATAATGTTATGGAGAACAACGCAACAACCGCTTATGCTATGTTAGAGGCTGGATTGTGGTCATCAAGTGCGGCAATCACTTCTATTACATTTCAAGATTATTCTGCATCAGCAAGCCTAGCCCAGTACAGCACCTTCTCACTCTACGCCCTAGCAGCAGTAGGCACTACACCTGCTATCGCTCCAAAGGCTAGCGGTGGAAACATCACTACTGATGGTACTTACTGGTATCACACGTTCCTTACTTCAGGAACATTTACACCTGCAACAACTTTGGCTTGTGATGCTCTTGTCATTGCTGGTGGTGGCGGTGGTGGTGGTTATGCTTATACAGGTGGTGGTGGTGCAGGTGGACTTTATTACTCAACATCTAATTCTTTAATAACATCTTCTTATACAATCACAGTAGGCGCTGGTGGTGCAGGAGGAATTAACTCATCTGGAGTTACATCACTTGGTTCAAATGGAACAAATTCACAAATTGGTTCATTAACTGCAGCAGTTGGTGGTGGCGGTGGTGGTGGTTATGGTTCAACCCTTGGGTCTAATGGTGGTTCAGGTGGTGGAGGTTCTTCAGGAAGTGCAGGCGGTACTGCAACATCAGGGCAAGGTTTTGCAGGAGGCTCATCTTCTGGGTCAGGTTTTGGTGGTGGTGGAGGAGGCTCTGGCGCTGTAGGAGGAACTGGTTCAGGTAGCGCAAGCGGAACTGGTGGAGCGGGATTAAATACATATTCATCTTGGGCAACAGCAACCAATACTGGTGTAAGTAATTATTACGCTGGTGGTGGCGGTGGTGGTGCCAGTGCATCTCCAGCAGAATCCGCTGGCGGTGCAGGAGCAGGCGGTGCAGGCGCTGGTGGTGCGACCAATGCAAATGGTGGAGCAGCAACTATTAACACTGGCTCAGGTGGAGGTGGTGGTGGATGGAACGCTGGCACTGGATATAGTGGTGGTGCTGGTGGTTCAGGCATTGTTATTATTAGATACACGATTGCATAAGGAGAAATAAATGGCACACTTTGCAGAGATTGACGAAAACAACATTGTTACACGCGTACTTGTAGTACCTGATGAACAAGAACATCGCGGTCAGGACTTCTTGGCTAACGAGTTAGGACTCGGTGGTACTTGGGTACAGACAAGTTACAACGGAAATATCCGCAAGAACTATGCAGGTATTGGATATACATATGACTCAGCACGTGATGCGTTTATTGCACCACGCCCTGATTGTCACCCACTTGCAGTTAACTTTGATGAAGAAACCTGCACTTGGTCTTGTCCAGATGCTTCACACGTAATTATCATAGGAGAATAAAATGACAGAAGAGACACCTAAAAAGTTAGTAGTTAACCTTGCTACTGGCACACAGACATATGTAGACCTTACTGCAGAAGAGATTGAACAGCGTGCAGTAGATGCACAGGCTGCAGCAATTGAGCGTGCAGAGCGTGAAGCAGCAGATGCTGCTAAGGCTGATAATAAGTTAGCAGCACAGGCTAAGTTGCAAGCACTAGGTTTGACTGGCGATGAAATCGCTGCAATTACAAACTAATTAATCTTTCTATCTAAGGAGTAACGTGGCTGGTCGCGACATAACCGAAGGTAGAGCCAATCGCTCTATCGCAGTTGACGTTGGTGTAGTTTCATCTACAGCAATCTGGCAGAACACTGATATGTCTTACGACGTAGCCATAGGTGGACTCCCATTCTTCTATGCTATCAATGATGCACGACCATATACGCGACAAACTGCACCATTTAAAAAAGACCAGTTTGATAACTCATCAGAACCTGGTGAACAATCACTCACTGGTTGGTGGGTTCGCTCACAGTCATCATTCCATTCTGGCACAGGCATTAAGTTTTATGAAACCTTCCGTTCTTTTGCTGCTGCAGATTCAAAGTATACTCGTTTTGCAGACAGCAGAAACGTAGATGTATTTGCAACAGAAGGACAAGTAACTCTTTTAAAGAATACAGATAACATGGCTGGTGTAACAACTGGCGTATATAAGTTGATATCTGGAGTGTCTACAAGCACTGATGTAGTGGTGGGTTATATCCCTGGAACTACAACAATGAAATCTTTTCAGGCTGATGGTACAGTAGTTACCACTTACGCACCAACAGGTCTAGGCAATATCCTTGATGGCAGCGTAGTTACTGATGGAACACGTTTGTTTGCAGCAGACTCCGACCACATCTATCAAGGCCCACTTAATGCTGCATCTACTGGTTGGTCTGAGTACTACCCAACAGGTGGTCGCACTACACTTGCTTGGGTCAAGCAACGTTTAGTTGCTGGTATTACTAACTCTATTTATGAACTTACTTCTGCTGCTGGTGTATACGCTGCACTTCCAACCCCAGTGTATACACACCCTAATTCCTCTTGGACTTGGACATCTATCACAGAAGGTGGCTCGGCCATCTATGCTGCTGGTTATGCAGGAACAACATCTGCAATTTATAAGTTTACTTTAACATCTAATGGTTCTATGCCAGTACTAACATCAGGTGTAATTGCTCTGCAAATGCCTATTGGTGAGTACATCAAGAAAATTGAATCTTATTTGGGCTACCTAATGATTGGTACTAACAAGGGTATTCGAGTTGCAAAAATCTCAGATGTAACTGGCGACTTAACGTATGGCCCATTGATTATTGAAGCAGATAATACTGGTGCTGATTTTGCATTTAGAGATACATACGTTTGGATTGCTGGAAGCATTGGTGGCTTTGCTGGTCTATACAGACTTGATTTGGCTAATGAGGTTGCTGATACTAGGTTTGCTTACGCAACAGATACATTCCTCGATGGTGTTACTGGCTATGCCACAAGCGTTGATTTTATCGGCAACACAAACCAAATCGCATTTACAACATCAGGTAGCAATGGCATTGCCGTACAGTCTACAACAATCTTAGCCCCTAGCGGATACCTAACCAGCGGTAACATCCGCTATGGAACGCTAGAGCCCAAGAACTTCAAGCGCCTTCTTGGTCGTGGAGACTTTACCTATGGTTCTATGACTCTTGAAACAGTGGATAAGAACGGCGTTGAGTATGACCACATCTCATACGATGTGACAGTTCCATCTATTGAGGTTGCTACATCTTCTCCTGCAACAGCACAAGAGTACGTAGCCTACAAGTTCATCCTCTATCGTGATGCAACAGATAATACCCAGGGGCCAATCTTTAAGGGCTATCAAGCCAAGGCTACTATTGCTACACCCCGCCAGCGCATTATTCAATTTCCTGTTTATTGCTACGACCTAGAAACAGATAGATACAATTCAATGATTGGCTACGACGGCAAAGCCTTTGACAAGTTAACGGCACTTGAAGAAGTTGAACAAGGTGGAGATATCCTCACTTGGCAAGATTTAACTACTGGCGAAACACGTCAAGCAGTTATTGAAGAAATAACATTCACACGCATGACCCCACCAGATAAGCGATTCAGCGGCTTTGGTGGCGTAGTAAACATAACTATCCGTACCATATAA